TGGACAAAGATGTTATCGGTGGTCCATATCCTAAGAAAGCAATCAAGTGGCGTTCTGCTGTTAAAGCACTGCAAAAGAATCCAAATTTGGATCCTGGTCAACTTGAAAAGGTTGTTGGTGACTTTGTTTTCAATCCAGTTAAAGGCACTGCACAATTCAATGTAACAGAACCTTTGTCGGTTTTGGAAATTGGTACCGGTTTCATGATGGTCAAACGTGAAGTGTTCTCTAAGATGGAAGAACAATATCCAATGATTCGTTACAAGCCAGACCACGTTGGTCAGGCTCATTTTGATGGATCACGTTATATTCATGCATTCTTTGATACCGTGATTGATACAAAAGATTCTATCACTGGTGGTGGTTCAGACCGTTATTTGTCAGAAGATTACATGTTCTGTCAGATGTGGCGTAAGATGGGTGGAGAAATTTATTTGTGTCCTTGGATGCGTACCGCACACATTGGTACCTATCATTTCCATGGTGACATGCCTGCCGTTGCAAACTTTGTCGGAGAAATGTAATGACTGATACTGGATATCGTAACAGTGATGAAGAAGCCACACCGGCTATCAATACTCCCGTTGGGGTGTCCACCCAAGTTCAAGAACCTGGTCGCAAATTTGATGGTGGCAAACTAGAATATGGTTTGTTACCACCATTTGCATTAGAAGAAACTGTGAAGGTTCTTACTTTTGGTGCACAGAAATATGAACGTGATAACTGGCAAAAAGTACCAGATTCTAAACGTAGATATTTTGATGCAATGCAAAGACATATTTGGGCTTGGAAACGTGGTGAACAAGATGATCCAGAATCTGGTATTCACCACTTGGCACATGCAATGTGCTGCTTGATGTTTCTTTATGAACATGATATAATCTATTCTAAAGAAACTTTACATAATGAAGGAAACAAATGAAACTATCTACTGAAACACTCACCGTATTGAAGAACTTCTCTACGATTAATCAAAACCTTGAATTCAAACAAGGTAACAAATTGACAACAATCTCATCAGGAAAGTCTGTTCTCGCACAGGCCATCCTTAAAGATGAATTTCCACAAGACTTTTGTGTGTATGACTTGAATCAATTCTTGTTGGTACATTCAATGTTCAAAGGTGATGTTGACCTTGAATTTGATAACTCTAATGTCACATTCAAAGGTGGTCGTAGTAAGACCAAGTATCGCATGGCATCTAAAGATACCATCGTTGTTCCACCAGAGAAAGAAATCAAACTAAACGTTATTGACTATTCTTTCACCTTGTCTGATGCTGACTACGCTGAAATCATGCGTTCGGCTGCGATCCTATCGTCACCTAACATTGCATTGAAGTCTGATGGTGAAACTGTTGACCTTGTTGCATATGATGCCAAGGACGACTCACAACACACCAGTTCTATCAAAGTCGGTGATGGCAACGGTAAAACATTTACTCTCGTATTCAAGACTGAAAACCTGAAGATGATTCAAGGTACATATGATGTTCAAATCTCATTCAAAGGTTTGGCACAATTCAAAAACACCAAAGAAGAAATCCAATACTGGATTGCAATTGAGTCTAAAGAAAGTACTTTCTAATCATGTTAATTCCTATAATTGATGCACAAACAAAAAAATCTGTTTGGTTCAATCCTAAACATGTAGTTTTTGTTGTCAGTAACCAAAATCTAGAAGGTGATGACATTACACTTATTGGATTGGCCACAGGACCAATCCCGACAACAGAAGATTTGTTGTCTGTTGTTGGAAAAATTCAAGGAGAACTGAAGAATGACTAATCAAGTACAAACTTTATATGGTACGTTTGACGAAAAACAACTTAAATCTCTCAAAGGATACATAGAGGAGATTGTTGTTTGTATGTCACGAGCAAAGTCTACATCACAGTCCATGTCTGACATGGTAAGTTTGGCTCATGATGAATTGAAAATACCCAAGAAGATTATCAAACGCATGGCTAAGGTTCAATATAACCAGTCTCTGCAAGAAGAAGTTGCAGAATTTAAAGAGTTTGAAGCTCTTTTGGAGAGTATTAAAGATGTTAAGTAAACTATTTGGTCTATTCAAGTCTAAACCTGTGGAAAAACAACCAGAACCGGTTGTAGAATCCACACCATTGGTTCAATTAGGACCTGAAAAAACTGAAATCACAATTGAATATGAATTGGTTGAAACACCAACAACTCAACAACTTGAAGATGCTTTCAAAGAAGAAGAATTGGTTGGCAATCCAATTCCTATGCCAGGAACTATTGGTGGTGCAACTATTAAATTTGTTGAAAAACCAAAGTATGAAAAAGACGATGGTCCTTTAACTGAAGAACAAAAAGAAATGATTATTGAAACCTTTCCGGAATCAGTAAATCCACTTCCTACTCCAAAGAAACGTGCACCACGTAAGACTGCCGCAAAGAAAGTCACTAAAAATGGAAAAAGCAACTCGTAGGTCTTTTGCCAAAACATTAGGCCTTGCTGGCCTACTTGTTGCTGGTGTTGAAGGTTACAAGGAAGTGAAAGAACGAATTGTTTATAAACAAGACGAGATTCCTTCCGAAGAACTACAAAAACAGATTGATACCAAACCTGTGTTGAAATTGAGTGCAACATATGGTGAAGAAATGCCACCACAGAAATACTATGGAACAAACATGTATGTTATATCGGGTATAGGTCCAACATACAAACCTGGTACAGAGAAAAAAGTTCAGGTGAATATTGTTCCTGGTCCTGATGGTAAGTTATATGTCAAAGAGAATGACAAATGGCGTAAAGTGTGATACAATGAATTTTTATATTATGAGGTTATTGAATGTCGAATCACATGTTGTGGGTGGAAAAGTATCGTCCTAAGACGATTGAAGATTGTATCCTTCCCGATTCTTTGAAAACAACTTTTCAGGAATATGTTAACAGAAAAGAGATTCCCAATCTCTTGTTGTCTGGTTCTGCCGGTGTCGGTAAAACCACAGTCGCAAAGGCTTTGTGTGAAGAAGTCGGTTGTGACTATATCGTAATCAATGGTTCCGATGAAAATGGTGTTGACACTATCCGTGTTAAGATTAAAAACTATGCATCGTCCGTTTCTTTAATGGGTGGTCGTAAGGTCATTATCCTTGACGAGGCAGACTATCTTACACCTAATGCACAAGCGATCCTACGTGCATCCATTGAAGAATTTTCTAACAATTGTTCGTTCATATTCACCTGTAACTTTAAGAATCGGATTATTGATCCTATTCACTCTCGTTGCACTTGCATTGACTTCAAGTTGAATGGTTCTAAAGCCAAGATGGCAACCGCTTTCTTCAAGCGTGTTGAGGGTATTCTTACACAAGAAAATATCACATACGAAAAAGATGTAGTTGCTGCCATCATCACCAAACACTTTCCAGACAATCGCCGTATTTTGAATGAACTTCAACGATATGGTGTTTCTGGTAGTATCGATAAAGGTATTCTCGGCTCTGTTGCTGATGTTCAACTGACTGACCTTATCAAATCTTTGAAGTCTAAAGATTTTGCTGGTGCTCGTAAATGGGTAACACAAAACTTGGACAATGATCCTGCAAAAATCTATCGTAAGATTTATGATGGTCTTTATGAACTATTGCAACCGAACTCGGTTCCTCAATTGGTTCTACACTTGGCTAAGTATCAATATCAGGCTGCATTTGTGCCGGATCATGAAATCAATATGATTGCTTGTTTAACAGAAATTATGGTAGACTGTGAGTTCAAATGAGAAAAACAAAAAGTGGAAAAAAATATGAAGAATTGGTTCTTCCTAATTTTGGTTTAATTAAAACCAAATTTACTGATGAAGAATTGCGTCCTTTGCTTGACGATATTGAGACTATGAAATTAGACTTTGAGACAGCAAAAAATAAGTATGAGGTCTTCAATAAAAAACTTGCTGGGAACATAAGAAAAGAGTTCGGAGTTTCACCGGCCACACACAAACATATGGCAGAATTGCTTAATCCATTTTTTATGGAATATTTTAAGTTACATCCTCATATGATTCCAGATGAAATCAAAATGACACATCGAGCCAATCTTGATAGCATTTGGGTTAATTTTCAAGAAAAACATGAATTTAACCCACCACATGTTCATAGTGGTCTTTGTAGTTTTGTTATCTGGATTAAAGTTCCTTATGATATTAAGGAATTGCAAAAGATTTCTCCCGGTGTAAAATCTAACATACCTTCAGCTGGTGTTTTCAACATATTATATAATGATGTTTTGGGTCAACAAAGACAATTTCCTGTTGAAGCTGATTCAAAATATGAGAACACTATGCTTTTGTTTCCAGCACATATGATTCACATGGTCAATCCTTTTTACGGTACAGATGATTACAGAATCTCCGTTTCAGGAAACTTCATTCCAATTCCAATGTAATATGCCAGATTTATTTAAAGAAGTCATTCCGTCTATCCTTCAAACCAAGAAGAATGTGTTTGTTGGTGAGGCAGACCACAAAGACTATAACAAGTTTGTGGTCAATCGTGCTTTATCTTTTCACATGGATTGTGTATTGTATGCAAACGAAATGAATCTGTATCCAGACTTAGATTCCGATATGCAATACCAGTATCTTTTGAACACTATTCGTTCAATGAAGCGTAAGTTTCAGCCATGGCAAAAGGCCGAGGTGTTGAAAGATATTGGATGCGTTAAAGAATATTTTGGATACTCCAATGAAAAAGCTAAAGAAGCTTTGCGTATTCTTAGTGACGAACAGTTGGAACAAATTCGTAAACACACAGATAAGGGTGGTACAAATAAGTAAAATACTAAATAATAGTATCAACAAAAACTATTATTGCATATGTACAAGATTTCTAAAACCCCCTGTAAAAAATGTGGAACCTTTGAAAAATATAGTTCCAACAATCATTGTGTTTTCTGTCTGAAAGAAAAACAAAAAAATCAAGGAAACAAATACGCCAAGAAATATAGACAAACACACAAAGATGAGTTGAATATAAAAAGTAAGGCCGAATATGACCGGTTTGGTAAAAAATTTATATATTTGATGTGGTCTAGAGCAAAAAAACGAGCAGAAGAAAAAGATTTGCCGTTTGATATAGAAGTTTCAGACATTATAATTCCTGATGTTTGTCCTGTTTTAGGAATAAAATTTTCAGTCAGCAAAAACGGAAAAGGTCCAGGAGACACATCTCCATCACTGGATAGAATTGATGGAAACTTGGGTTACACTAAAGGCAATATAAAAGTTATATCGTTCAAAGCAAATAGAATAAAATCAGATGCAAATGTGGGCGATGTGGAAAAAGTATTGATTTATATGAAATCTGCACCTACTAAATAAACCCTAGTATGATAACAATAATAATAAAGGCGGAGTAAATAATGATAGGAATACAAGACCTAGTTGAAGTTACATTAACTGAAGCAGATGATTTTTTAAAGGTCCGTGAAACTC